TCAGCGTCACCGCCATGGTTACCGCCCTCCCCGGGCCATCAGGCGCTCCAGCGCGCCGGGCTCCTGCGCGATCTCACTGAGCCGGGGCACGAAGGGTGTGAACGCCGCGGCCATCTCCGAGCCGCTCGGCTGCGGCAGCACGTCCGGCTTCGGCACCGTCATCGCACTGACCGAGGACGGCACACTCGGCTCGCCGAGCGCCAGCAGCTTGCTCGCGCCCTTCTCCGCCCCGCCCAGCACCTTGCCGAGGACATCGCCGAGCCCACCCCCGGTGATAGCGTTCTTCGCGCCGCTGAGGATTCCCCCGAGCCCGCCCGGCTTGGGCATCTGATTCTCGGAGCGCTGGTCGATCGGCACCGTGGTGCCCGGGATGTCCGGATCGAGGTTCGCGCTGCCGAAAATCGGATCGTTCGACAGCGAGCTGGCATCGGCGGCGAGATTCGGATCGTAGATGCCACCTCCCACGCCCTTCACGATGCCACTGTCGTCCGTCATGTCGCCGTAGTCCCCGACGGACTCCCCGGCGCCGGTGTAGTCGATCGTGGAGTAGCCTGGCTCCGTGTACAGCGAGCCGTAGTCCGGCACCGCGTACTCAGCCCCGGTGTAGTCCGGGAGTGCAGGGACATCGGACCACCCCGAAATACCGCCGAAATCATCCGGCAGCCCGCTGAGATCAATGTCGCCCCACCAGTCGCCCCACGGGGAATACGCCATCGTCCTCTCCTACCCGAGCGCGCGTTCCAGGCCGCGCTTGCCCGCGATCGCCTGCCGCAACACGTCGGACGAGACCGGCCCGTACTGCTGCGCCTCGTCAATGCGCCGCTGCCGTTCGTCGCGCGCCCACCGTTCCATCGTCGCGGCGTCGGCGTTGTAGTACTGCGACTTCGGATCGTCGTAGCCGAGATATTGCCGATACGCCTGGCGCGCGCGCTCCTGCACCGCCGGGTCCTTGTTGATCAGGTTCTCCAGCGCCGACTGCGCGCGCGAGCCAAACTGCTGCCCCATCTTCCGCGCAGCATCGAGCCCGGGATTCGGGGCCTCGTCCCCTGACTGGTAGCGCTCCAGATACTCGGGCGAGGCGATGTACGCCTGCGCCTCGGCTGCCGCCTTCGATCTGGCGTCCTGGAGCCCCGCGAGAATGCCCTTCGCCTGCGTGTTCCCCGACAGCGCGTCGGCGTGCAAGCGCAAGGTCGCGTCGAGCCACTCGGTCAGGCGCTGGGACTCGTCCTTCAGCTTGCCGGGATGCACGCCCGCCTGGAGATCGCCGCGGATCTTGCCGCCCTCTTTCAGGATGCGCGCGGCGTCCGCGAAGGAGAGCTGCGGGATGCCCGGATGGTTGCCGTTCAGCTCTCCGAGGTGGTTGCCGGCCTTGTCGTACATGTTCACCGCCGCCATCGCCTCGGCGCCGGGCTTCCAGAGATGCTTGACGGCATCCATCCACTCGGCCGGGTTCGCGGCGTAGCGGAGATTCGAGAACTCCTGCCGGTTGCCCTGGATCGTGCGGCCAACCTCCATCGCCTCGCGCACGGCATGAGGGACGTCGGGCGCGAGCGCCTTCGCGAAGTTCCGCATGATCGCCTGCGTGATCAATCCCGTCACGGGTCCCACCACGCCGCCGAGCGCGGCGCTGCTCGTTGACGCCAGCGCCGTGAGGCCGGTAGTGGCGGCGTTCATGCCGAAATTCAACCCCGCGGCAGCCGGCGTCATCTTCCCTTCCAGGACGTTGTAGATGTCCGCGCCCGTGCCCAACGCCAACTGCGCGTAGGGCGCGGCGGCCCCGACCGCCGACAACGCGGGCGTCGCATATCCGAGCGCCTTCGCCGCCTCGATGCCGCCCTTCACGGCCGTGGTCACCCCGCTGGCCACCCCGAGCCCGCCCAGCACCGGATCACCGCCTTTCGCGATGTTGTAGGCGTTCTGCCCGGCGTTGACGAGCCCTCCCAGCCCGCCGACCGCCGCCGATCCGGCGTTCGCGAGGCCGCCGAGGTTCGTATCCTTGCCGAGCAGGGTCCCGAGGCCGCCGAGCGCGCTCGCGCCGAGCTTCGTCGCGCCTCCGGCCACCCCCAGCCCGCCCAGCACGGCCAGATCGTCCTTGCTCAGGCTCTTCGGCTGCGGCAGCGGAGGCGTGACCTCCGAGCCCAGCTTGCCGAGCGTGGTCGTGGGCGTCGTCGGCGTCGTCGGCGTCGTCACCGCTGACGTGGCCGACGGCGTGGCCGAGGGCGCGGCGGACGGCGGCGTCGGCGTCGTGGTCTTCGCCGCGTCGAGGGCCGGCGTCGCCGAGACCGCGGGCGTCGTGGTCGCGGGCGGCGTCCACGGCTGCGTCGGCGTCCAGGGCGACGGCGACCACGAGGGCGTCGGGGTCGGCGTGAAGTCGTAGCGCCCCGAGCTGCGGAAGCGCCGCTGCTCCGCGGGCACGTCGCCGAACACGCGCGCTAGACCTTGAGCCATGCCTCGAACGCCGCACAGAGGCGCCGCACCAGCGGATCGGTGTGCATCGCCTCCCGCACGGCCACCAGCGCGTCGAGCACGTCTCCCAGCGCGGTCTCGCGCCGCTGCTCGACGGTGGGCGGCGGCGGCGGCAGCGGCTGGCCGTCGCTCTGGATCACGTCGATCACCGTCGCGAGGTCTTCGTCCTCCACCTCGCGCGTCTCGAAGGACAGCCGCTCCGGCTCGACATGCAGCGCGTCGGCGAGATCCTGCCGGTGCGCCTCTTCCGGCACCCCGGCGCCGGTCACGTACCAGCGCAGGAGCGTGCTATCGAGAAAGGCCCGTCGTACGGTCGTCGTCATTCGTCGTCCCTAACAGCCACGCCGCCCACGAGCAACCCGACCACGATCGTCACGAAGTACACCGCTTGCCCATCGCCCAAAGATACGCCTCCCCCCGCGTTGGCCTGGCGGACTGCACGTCACCAGCCCCACCGGCGTCCGGACCGACTCGCCGACGTCGCTCTCGCCGATCGCACTCACCTCGATCCGCCAGGTGCCGACCGCGAGTTGTACCGTCCAGGTCGGCGCCGTGGTGATCGCCCTCCGCTCGTCGTTCACGTACCAGGCCCAGCCCGTGTGGACCTCGCCCGCGTGCCGCGCGTCGGGCACCAGGGTCACGGTGATCTCGCCGGTGACCTCGGCGACCTCGGGCGGCTCGACGACGCTGCCGATCGGCGGGCCGTACTTGTAGGCGTTCGTCCGCGAGTCGAGGAACAGGATCAGATCGTCGATGTCCTCGTCGGATAGCTCCGGGCGCGGCACCCCGGTGCCCCAGCCCGCACGGATCTCCTCGGCGAGCGCCGCGCGGTCGATCTCCAGCCCGCGCTCGTCGAGCGCGTGCCGCATCCAGAGATCCATCGCCGCCGGCCCGATGTAGTTCTGGAAGTCCGGCCCGTAGAGCTTCAGGAACGACGGGCGATGGTACACGGGCTCGCCGGGACTGGTGCCGTTGCCGTAGATCCACTGCCCGCGCTCGATCGCCTCGAACTCGGTATCGGTCCAGCGGCGATCGGTCTCGTTGCGCGAGCGCACGTAGACCATCCACGGGACATTGGCCGCGTGGAAGATGAAGCCCTGCGGCCCCACGTCCTGATGGTTGATCGAGACCGCGAGCGGGTACGCCGGGTCCGGCAGACGGTTCGCCGGCCCGTCGAGCATCCGCTTGGTGCCGATATTGGGACGCGTCCGGATGATCGGCCCGCTGTTCACCCACGTGTCACCGCTTGGTCTCCACCAGCGCCCGGTGTTCGACTGCCAGGCCCCGGTCGCGATCGAGTCGATCGGCCCGACCTTGGCGCGACGATCCGCCACGAACGAGCAGCCGCTGAACACCCTCGTGCCGACCTCCTCGTCGGGGTCGGGGGAGAAGTCGAGGTCGAACGCCTTGGCGACCTGCTCGCCGACGAGGTCGAAGCTGTAGGCGTCCCACACGTGGAAGCCCGAGGCCATCAGGCGGCCGTCCGAGAGCTCGGTGAGGGCCTGGGGGCGCAGGACGCTCGCGTTGCTGAACGGCCCCGGGCGGACCATCGCGCGCAGGACCTCGGGCGGCAGCTTGCTCACCTTGCCGCGCTGGCCGAGCGCCTCGCGGTCCGTGTCGGCGCCGCCGATGCGGAGCTCCTTGTCGGTCGGCTCGAAGGGCTCGCCGGCCTCGGTGCGCGACTGGAACACCGTCCGGACGATGCCCGTCCCCGCCAGGCGGTTCGGAATGATCTCCACCAGACGCCCGCTCACCGTCACCGTCGCGTAGAACTTCCCGTTGCTGTGCCGGAGGATGTCCCACGGCTCGCGGAAGCGGGCCTCGGCGCCGTCGCCGTCCTCGTTGCCCTCGGCGCCCCACGGATCACCGCACCACGTCCGGACCGGCGTGTCCGCCACCGTCTCATCGTCGTAGTCGAGGAAATCGCTCTGCCGCCACGGGCCGACGATGAGGATGCGGTGATGCAGGGTGTCGGTGATGAGCCCGATCTCCTGATCCTCCGCAGCCTCGGCCAGCAGCACGGACGCCGGACCGACCCAGGTGCCCCACGGCTCGCCGAGCCCAGGCTTGCAGTCGATCCACCGCCCGCAGAGCTCCAGGCGCGACATCGCCTTGTCGTGCTCCTGCTGCTCGGACGGCGACATCACTTCCACGCGCGTGTTATGCCACTCGTCCCAGTACAGGTGCGGACTGTTGCTCTTGGTCCTCCAGCCGACCAGCGTCCGCGAGAGCCCCTGCTCGACGTCGGTGTACCCGAAGCGTCCGCGCGTCTCCAGGAACCAGAACCAGCCGTTGTGCCACGCCCCGGGGCTGCTCGGCCACTGGTGGTGGATGACGCAGTGCTGCCGGCAGCCGTCCGTCATCAACGTCTTTTGCGTTTCGAGATCCGCGTCGTAGTAGTGCTGCCGCACCCAGATCCCCAGGCGATCGTGGCTGTCGGCCGCGGCGTAGAGCGGCATGCCGTGATGCCACGACCACGCCATCCGATCGACCTCCAGGGTGTCCGGCTGCGTGGTGTCGATCGGCACGGTCACGCGCGGGAGCAGCGGGCGATGCACGTGGGCCAGCAATCCGCCCGGCCACCACACGGGCACCGGACGGTCGGTCGTCTCGATCAAGGGCGACCCGTTGATTTCGTACTTGGTGACCACGCTCCACAGCCACTGCGGACGGTTCACGTCGCCCTGGCCGTCGAGGGCCACCGGCTCGCCGAGCACGCAGATCGGCGGGCCGTCGACGCCGGCGGGCCAGCGCGCCTCGCCCCACAGCACGGTGGAGTAGCCGGGCACGGTGAACCGCGACCAGTCGATGGTGGCCGCCCACGGCGCCGGCCCTGGCAGCCAGTCCGACGCCGGCTCCAGGCGGTCCTCGACGCCGACCAGGAACCGGAATTCCGGATAGCCGTGCGGCGGCACGTTGGCCGTCGCCGGCGGCGGCTTGTCCGGCCGGTAGGGATAGATCACGATCGGCGTCTCTTCCACGCTGCCGAGCCACGCCGATTCGACGCGCGGTGCCGCGGGGGCCTCGAACCGGGTGATCTCGCGGTGATAACGGTTCCAGAGTTGCGTGCCCCGCACGCCCGCGGCCGCGTAGAAACCGATGTAGTACCCGAAGCTCATCACACCCCCAGGAGTTCGAAGACGCGCACGTTGGCCGCCCCCACCGTGATGACGCCGCCCGTGTTCCGCCCGCGGATATCGAGCGACGTGATGGTCGTGGCGACCGAGAACGGCGCGCCGCGGATCAGCCCCGTGCCGGCGCCCGCCGCGGACGCGATCAGCCACACCACCGATTGCGCGTAATTCGTCTGGCGCGGACCGATGAACAGCACCGACTGCCCGGAGTCGTTGGACGTCGAGGACGCGAGCACCGTGGCCTCCGCGACCATCGTGGTGCCGTTGGCGCGCACGTCCATCAGCATCGAGTCGGCCGCCGCGTTGTTCTTCCGGAACGCGAACAGGATCAGCAGCGCCGACGTCGCGGGGACGTTCAGCGAGCTGATCGTCTTCAGCGTGCTGATCGCCGAGGACGTGCTCGTGGCCTCCGCGTCACTGACCGCGAGCAGGGTGCTCGACAGCGACACCCACGACGGCACGCTGCCGCCTCGCAGCACCTGCGTGGCCAGGCCGGCGCCGAGCCGCGCGATCACGTTGGCGCCGGCGCCGTACAGCAGCTCGCCCGTGGCGATCGCGGACAGCCCGGTGCCGCCGGTCGTCACCGGGCGCACCTCCGTGTTGAGCGCCGAAAAATTGCCGTTGAACATTGCCGCGGTCGGCACCGTGCCGTCGACCAGTTGCGTCAGCGTCGCCATCAGTCTCCTCGCCGGATGATCCGCCGATCGCGGTAATGCGCCTCGTACCCAAGGAACGTCCACGGCTCGCTCGCGCCCAGCCCTTCGAGCGTCAACCCGATCACGTCGCCCAGCCCGCGCGTGTCAATCCGCAGGATCACGCGCGACTTCGCCCCCAGCGGATCTTCGCCGAGCACCCACGTCAGCCCGAGCAGGTGCGTCGTCGGGTCCACCAGCGAGGCCATGTACGTCTGCCCGCCGCTGGTGCCGAAGTCGAACTCCGTGGTCACCCGCAGCGTGGTGTTCGCCTCGGAGTCGAAGTAGAGATAGAGCCGGCGCAGCACCTTCTCGACGCCCGGCTCGCCCAGCGCGGTGATGTGCTTGAAGGTCGCCGTAATCGGGTTCGTGGAGTCGCGATGCGGAATCCGCACGAACCCGTCGTAGCCGCCGATGTAGGGCTCCTGCACCCCGGTCGTCGCGTTCCGGACGAGCCACATGGAGGCGATGCCCCACTTCGTCGCGCCCGTCCGCGTCGGCCACACAGACCAACTCTTCGTCAACAGATGGAACACCAGCAGCAGGTCGTTCTGGCCGTCACCGTCGCTGTCGACGCCGAAGAACAGAATCCGGAAGTGCCGATCGAAGCACGCGACCGCGGTGTCGAAGGACGAGAAGGTGAGGGCCTCGTCCGTGCCGGGCAGGAAGTAGTGCTCGATCGGATCGCTGAGCAGCCGCGGCACGAGATCGCCGAACTCCGTCACCCCGGCGAGCGTGTAGATGCCCTCGGGCGCGACCCAGAACGCCTCGGTGCCCGCCGAGCACACGCCGGACAGCGAGAGGCAGCCGATCGAGGACGATTGCGGGACGCGCGTCCACGTCGAGAACCCGCTGCCCTGGAGGCGATGCAGGCTGTACTCGCGGAAGAGGATCACCTCGCCGCTGGTGAGCGCCACCATGTCGGTCAGCGGCCCCGTGCTGTCCTTGGTGTCGACCAAGATGACCGCGGCGTCGTTCGCCGTCGTGTAGTCCTCGGGGTTGTCGATCGCGGAGATCGTCAGCCGCGACGGATTCGTGCGGTCGAACAGCAGGACGTGATTGCGGTGCACGAGCACCTTGCTGGCGGCGGTGGGCGGCGAGCCGCCCAGCAACGTCGTGCCGCCCGGCGTCCCATCCGTCTTCCGCGGGGCGTCGACCCCGTTGCAGCAGATGAGCAGGTCGTTGTACTGGTCAAACGACCACCGAATCCCCGACCCCGTGGACAGCCCGGTCGCGAGGTTCGTCGTGGTGCCGTCCGCGTTGAGCCGCACGATCCGCCCATCGGTCGTGCCGCAGATCACACGGTTCACGCCCGTGCTCTGCCGCAGCTCGCGGCCGCCGGTGATCGCCACACCGCCGCCGAGCGTCGTGGTGTTCGCCGTCACGCTGTCGCGTCGCTTCGTCACCCCGCCCGAGGGCGTGAAGACCAGGTTGTCGGCCTGCGTCAGGAACGTGTTCGTCTTCGCATAGGCCAGGATCGTCGGGCTGGTGTGATTGTCCAGGCCCCCGCTGAAGTCGAACGCCCGGTAGCGCTTGAGCGCCTGCGCCATCAGACCGCCACCACGCGCAGGAAGAAGAGCGTCACGCGCACGCGGCCGGCCGCACTCGCGGGCACCGCGTTGGGCGTGAGCCGCAGGCTCGTGGCCGCCGCGTACAGACTCGGCGTCGTGGTCCCCATGCTGACCGAGCTGGTGACGCCGATCGCCGTCGAGATCCCGGTGCCGTACCGCGTGGTGGCGCCGGAGACGCCCACATCGAACGTGGCGGCGGTCGGAATCGCCACCGACACGCGCACGGCGGTCCCGAGCCCCATCGAGGCCGCCGGGAACTTGATCCCCGTGTCGGTGAAGGCGGCGGCGGCGATCGTCGTCACCTCGGTCAGCGACTCGATCCGGACGTCGATCCCGGTCTCGGCGACCCAGCGCATGGAGCCGGCGATCGACCAGAGCCGCGAGGCGGCGGAGAGGAGGGTGCTGTTGAGCATCTCGGCGCTCAGGCCCGGCATTACCAGCCACTCAGGTACGGCACGACGTACTCCGGGTCCATCGTCTGCCGGCGGTGACTGCCCATGAAGTTCGCGACGATCGTCGAGCCCTTCTGCTCCCACACCGCGCTCGTCTCGTCGCGGTCCATCACCTGGAGGTGCGCGACCGCGTAGTGCTCGACGGCCATGTACAGCGGGTGCGGCATTTCGAGCTGGTCCTCGTCGGCGCTCAGATCCGCGAGGATCGGCACGTACCAGAGCCGCAGATCGAGGGTCATGTCGAGGGGCGGCGAGATCAGCAGGGTGCGCTCGGCCACCAGGTCGAAGGCGATGGTGTTCGGCGCCTGGTGCTCCGTGGACGACCGCAGCCCGCGCATGGCGTCCGAGTTCAGATCGCGGTGCACGAACCGCACCCACTCGTAGCCCGACGTCACGACCTCGATCAGCTTCACCTCGGTGACGTCGAAGGGGAGCTCGTACTCGGTGGTCCCCGCCACGAGGCGGAAATTGGTCGCGGCGTAGGCCACGCCGAGGATCGAGAGCGTGCCATCGGTGCTGCGCGGCGAGGACAGCAGGTAGTCGTCCTTCAGCCGCTTGACGTCCATCCACACGCGATCCTTCGCGCGGTTGATGGCCTCGATCATCTGGCTGTCGCTCCAGAACGCCGCGATCGGCTCATCGAGCGAATTCCTGACCGCCGTCTTCAGCGACGCGAGCGTCTTGCGCTGCGGATTGGTCGCGGTGGTGGGGCTCGGGGCTCCGGACCGGATGAATCCGCGCGTGACGACATGCTTGATCGGCATCTACGTCACCCTCGTGCGGCTGGTCGGTTCGCTGGTGTCATCCAGCAGATAGGTTTCCGCCGCCGTGCTCTTGTCGAGCTTCTTGGTCGTCCACGTGCCGGCGACGACCTCGAACTCGCAGAGGTTCTGCATGATCCTGTAGAGCGCCTGCGGGATGGTGGGGAGCACCCCGTCTGCCGCATAGGACTCGGCCATCGCCGTCGTAAAGAAGCCCGAGACGATCTCCGCGACCGCATCGGCGGCGAGCTGCGAGGCGCCGACCGCGTTCGGCCCGAGCGCGGTGACGCTGCCGACGCTGCCCACGACGTTGCCGCCGACGTTCCCGAGCACGCTGCCGACACTCCCGACGACGTTCCCGCCGACGTTGCCGGTCACGCTGCCCACGGCGCCGGCGACACTGCCGACGCTCCCGACCACGTTGCCGCCGACGTTCCCGGTGACGCTCCCGACGGCGCCGGTCACGCTGGCCACACTCCCGTTCACGTTGCCGGTCACCGTGCCGACGCTGCCGACGACGCCGAGGCTGCTGTTGGGGCTCGCGTAGCCGGTGCCGTCGAACCACGCCTCGGCGTTGTCGGCCGCCGCGGTGTCACCGCTGATCTGGGCCAGGTTCGCGTCTTGCTTGATCGTGCCGCCCGCGTAGCCGGTGCCGTCGAAGAATCTCTCGAGGTTCGTGCTCGCGGTGCCGCCGTCGATTAGCATGTCGTTGAGCGCGGCGCGCCGGAAGCCGATCACCGGCCCGCGCCACGGCAGCACGCCGGTCACCAGGCCCGAGAACCACCCGTACCCCTCGGTGTCGTTGTTGATGCTCGCGCCGGCCGAGGCGGGAATCTCGATCGTGTAGAGACCGTCGCCGAGGTGCGTCCAGTCGTAGCTTCCGCCCGACGTCGGCGTCACCGCGGTCTGCGTCACCACGCCCGCGCTGGTCACGAAGTTCCAGACGAGATCCATGCCGGCGGCGTTGAACGCGATCGCCGTCTCGCGCGTCTTGAAGTCGGTGTCGTCGAGCAGCGCGAGCAAGTTGACCGGCACCACCACCGCGGCGTCCACGTCGACCCACAGGTCAGGCACGGCGGCTCCTATTGCTGGGCATAGGCGTACCAGGGTTGCGTGCCGCCGCCGCCCGCAGCCACCGCGTTGAACCCCGCCATCGCGATGGCGCAATTGCGCGCGGTGGCCCACGTGTAGCCCATCGTCACACTCGCGGCGCCGCCCTCGGTGGAGGTGGCCCCGAAGACGTTGTTCGACGCGGTGGCGTTGGTCGTCACGTCGTTCGTGTCGTTGGCCTGGCCCGCGTTCGCGGTGGGGGCCTCCGTCGAGTCGCGCTTGCTGAGGAACGCCACGTAGAGCTTGTCCACCGACGCCGCGGCGTCGGTGACGGAGAGCGCCGCGGCATTCACCCCGCCGTTGTTCGAGACGGTGGCCGTCCCAAGCGCGTCGGCCGGGTCGACGCCGGTGGCGGAGCAGGCCATCCCGACCATCTGGGAGGCCACGGACAGCGTGATGACCACATCGTTGGCCCCCGACGCGGGCGCGTTGAATTCCCAGAGGTCGATGAGCGCCTGCGTGTTCCTGGCGCTCCCGATCGACGTGCCGCCGACGCCGTTGTACGTCACGCTGGAGACGACGGCCGTGGTCGACCGCGCGGCGACCCCCACCGCGAGGCCGAGATTCGCCCCGGTGTTCGTCTTCGAGAACGTCAGCGACAGGAGCGCCGTCGCGCCCGCGTCGACGACGACGTTATCGTCGAAGACTGGCGCGGCCATCCTCTGCCTCTCGGCACAGCGTGACCCAACGCTGGGCCGCCCACGCCTCGGGCGGCAGCCACGCCGGGCGGCCCTGGCGGTACTCGGCCTCGGTCAGCTCGACGGCCCGGGAGAAATCGAGGATGCCCGTCGCAGGATCCCGAGGGACCGCCTCGTACACAACGTCGCGCATCAGCGGCCTCGCCACCTCTCGCCTTGCACTCGCCCAAAGTCCCGCCGCGACGGCGTCGGGGGAATCCTGGCACTCGGCGGCGGCCCGAGCGACGCGCCCGGCGGGATGTGGCCGCCGGTCGGGATCGGCGGTCCCGGAACCGCGCCGGGCAGCATCGGATTGCTCTGGAGGCTCATCAGGGCCCGCTCGGCGTCGGCCATGTTGAAATTGCCGTGGAACGGCGGGCCGGAGAACCGCGTGCTCAGCGCCTCCATTTCTTCCGGCGTGGCCTTCAGCCCCCGCTTGGCGAAGTGCGAGAGGATCGCGTCGCGCGCCTCGGCCTCCCGCCGCACCAGCTCCTGGTCGGCCAGCACGCGCTGGCCGCGGCTCATCACCGGCGAGCCCCGCACCGGCACGTTCGGGTCGATCGGCGGTGCTGCCTGCGAGGCCGACAGGCGCATGGGCGCGGCCAGGCCCACCAGCGACGCGAGGCCGGACAGCCAGTCCTGCGCTCCCGCCTGCGGACGCTCGGCCGTCATGCCTTGCGCGTAGCGATCGAGCATCGTCCACGGATCCTGGTTCACCTCGGCGTCTTGCGGCGCCTGTCCGGGGTCCATCAGCAGCCGCGACAGGCCCCACGGCACGCTAGGCATCGTGATGCCTCCGATCGCGGACCACGTAGCCCTCGCGCTGGATCACGTCGTCCTTGGGCGGCGCCGGGTCGCCGGGGACCTGGATCTTCCGGCCCTCGCGCCACGCCAGGGAATCGTGGAAGTCGTAGGCGGCGGCTTCCGCCCACGTCGACACGTCACGGTCCTTGCCCTGCTCCCACGCCTCGTCGGCGGCATCGAGCTTGGCCGCGTAGCGCTCGAACCCGCCGTGCCGGTAGGTGTCGCAGTCCGCGAGGACCTCGAACACGGGCGCGCCGAGGAGCGACGGGTGGACGAAGAGCACGTTGACGTACCCCTCGCGCCACCCGTCCCAGAGATCCTTCTGCTTGCTGTGCTTACTCCACGCCGCCGGCCGCTCGCTGACGTACTGCGGGTGCTGCTCGCGCATCTTCCGCTCGATGATCCACATCTGCGTGAACCGACCCCAGCGCACCCGCAGCAGGGGGTCGTAGGCGCGCAGGTCCTTGACGAACCCGGACGGCGGCGTCACCGCTCACTTGTTCGCCAGGACGGTCACCACTGGCGTATCGGCGCCGGCCACGCCGGTCGCCCCGCCCGCGGTCGTGGTGGCGCCGAACGTGAGCGCGGTCGAGAAGATCGTGTCGTCGTTGCCCGGCAGGAACAGGAGCGTCACGCTCTTGGCCGCCGGCACCTTGAACGCGATATCCGCGCGCGTGGTGCCGAGGGTCACGCCGCCCGAGGCGACGTTGAACACCTGGACGAACGCCGGATTGGACGCGCCGGTCGGCGACGCCGCGTGAATGGCGTACACGCGCACAGGCCCGGTGCCCCACGGGGTGGACGACACCACCGCCGAGGGCGAGATCACGGTCAGGGTCAGGGCGTCGGAGAGCTCTTCCAGGTCGCCCGCCCAGCGCTTCATGATCTCCAGCCCGCGCTGCAGGCCATCGCGCTCGTACTGCGCCTTACAAGCCAGCTGGTACAGCGTCGCGGTGTTGGACATGGCGGCCTCCCTAGTGGTCGCGAATCAGGGTGCGGCTCGGCATCCCCTGATTGAAAAAGTCGGCGCGCACGGCGCCCACGGGAATGACCTGGGCCTGGCTCCGCATCGGATCGGCCGAGTCGACGTCCCACCCCTCGATCCGGCCGGTCTCGACCTGGACGGGGCTCGCATCGAGGATGAACTCGCCGCCGCACTCGATCACGAGCTCCGGCGGCGGGTTGATGGCGGCGAGCCGACACACAAAGCCCTCGTTGGTGTGCGCGTGCGCGTGGCCCTTCGTCAGGAGGTGCCGGGCCACCACGTAGGGCAGCGTCATCTCCTGGCGCTCGGGCGACCACTTGAACGGTTGCCCGTTGAACAGCACTTCGAGGGGCGGGGTGCCCTGCGCGCGGTCGCGCAGGGTCACCACCCGGTAGTCGATCGGCGGCGCGGACTGTTCGTCGTCGAGGAGCATGGCCGCCTCCTAGTGGACGTGCGCCACGACGACAGTCGCGGTGACGCCTTCCAGGCGGAACGAGCTCGCGGGCTTCTCGAACGCCGAGTTGTCCCAGATCCGGTAGAAGGCCTCGAACGCATCCCTCGCCGCGGAGCCGGTGCCGACGCGGCAGAGGATCGCGCCGTCCTCGTCGGCCCACTCGCCATTGGTCATGACGTAGCGGGTGAGGAAGCTCTCGTCGATGCCGAAGATCATTCCGTAGGGGGCGTATTTTTCCGCCATGACGGTGATCCCGCCGAAGCTGAGATCCCGCCCCTTGGCCGCGCGGGTGCCGGCGTCCGGATTCAGGAGCTCCGAGCCGACATAGCGCCGGGCGTCGTTGGTCACCGCCAGGTAGGCGCGTCGCACGCTGTGGTGCATGGCGAGCAGGCTGATGTCGCCGTCGCCGAGCTGGTCGGCGAGGTCGATGCCGCGCTGGATCACGTCGGCGGAGAGCGCGCCGACGCCGGTGATCACGTTCGCGCACCACAGCGGGTAGGTGGTGCGGTTCACGTTGTGCAGGGTCTGGACGTAGGTGCCGTCGTCGATGAGCCCGAGGAGGCCCATCATCTCCTTCTGGTAGCCGGAGTCGCTGACGTCCGTCGCGCCGGTCGTGTTCACCCGCACGATGTAGTCGTTGTCGGCGACGGCCGCGGCCATCGCGCTATCAACGGTCACGGTCTGGCCGTTCGCCGCGATGGACTGGATGGTGCGGTTCGCGGACGCGCGCATCGTCCCGGTCGCCGGATCGACGAACGCCACCGCCATCCCGGGATTCAGGAACCGCGCGCCGTTGGTCGCGCCGGCGATGCCGCCCGGCGCATCGACGGTCACCGTGGTGCCGGTGCCCGGATCGCCGTTCACGAGCGCGAACACGCCGCGCCCGTCGCCCCAGATCGCGCGCCCGCGCTCTGAGGACATGTCGGTGATGATGCCGCGCATCTCCTGCTCCATCGCCGCGGCGAACGCGTGGCGCTCGCCCTGCGAGGCTTTCATCACCTGGGCGGTGAGCAAAACGCGGCCGTACTGATACCGCATCGGGATGCGCGTGTTGGTGTAGCCCTGCTGCTGCGCGGCGGGCAGGTTGCCGTTCTCCGCCGCCCAGCCGCTCCCCTGGTTGCGGCGCACGTGCACGGGATACGTCACGACGCGGCCGCCCCAGTCGCGCGCTTCCTTCTGCAGGAAGCGATCGAGCATCTTGACCTTGGTCGGGATGATTTCTCGAATCCCGCCCTCGTAGACGTCCTTCAACACTTCGTCGTAGGCAGTGGTGTCCTGTCCGGCTGGCATAGGTCTACCCCGGCATCAACTCCGCGAGCCGCTGCATGGCCTTCTGGTGCAGCCGCTGCTCGAATTGCCGCTCCTGGCCCGGCTCGGGCCGGTCCGGCAACTCGGCGCCGCGCGCACCTCCGCCACGGAGGGGCGTCGGGAGTCGCTGCATGCGCTGTTTCGTCGTGGAGAGCGCCGCGTGCTGCTGGCGACGCAGGCCCGTGAGGAACGAGGCGTTCACCTCGTTGAAGGCTTCGGCGATGACGCTGCCGTCCCCGGCCCGGAATCGCGCATCGAGATCGGGGTCCGAGCGAATGACCCCGGCCACCATCTCCTCGACGTGGCGCAGCGCCCGGGGGTCGGTCGACAACCCGGCCTCCTTGGCGAGCGTCGCGAGCTGCGCCGTGCCGTTCGACACGATGCCCCGCTGGTGCGCCTGGTGGAGCTGCTGGTAGCCCTGATAGACCTGGGGCAGCACCCGGAGCTGCTCCTGCGCCTGGAGGATGGCGCGCAGCTCGGGATCGGCCTGCATCAGGGTCTTGAGCGTGCGGGCCGCCTCCAGGACTTCCTGGGTGGGCGGCTCGACGGGCGCACGCTGGGAAGACTCGTAGCGGGCGAGGCGATCGGTGAGCTGGCGGATGTGGGCCGCGGTCTGCGCCTGGCCGGCGCGGAACTCGCGGTTCTGCGCGATCAGCTGCTGGAACCGGGGATGCTGGTGAAACGGGACCTGCGCGTCGGGGTCCGTGTTTTGCGTCGCGGCCGACGTGGGGGACGCGCTGCTGTCGAATGCGGGGGGCGAGCCCGCGCCGCTGTCTGCGGCTACGCCTTCCATCTCGTCCATCGGACAACCCGCGCGACACCTCGACCGCCGCGAGCTCGGCCGAAACGAAATGAGGCCGTCGGGAAGATTCTCCCAACGGCCTCACCCGTTCCGTTCTCAGGCCCCCGGCGCGAGGACCGGGGCTTACGGGTCCCCGTCGAGACCACCTGCGAGTTTGACTAGGTCTGCGTTACCGCTCCTCCATCAACCGCCCGAGGGGCCTCTTCTGGGCGCGAGCGCGATCCTTGGCGAACTCCTGAGGGGTGTGCGTGGCGCCGGTCGAGAGGTTTTTCGCCTCCACGACCTTGCCCTTGCCGCGAAAAGCCAGGCGCACGGGTTGGCCGCCCTTCTTCGTCACGCGATAGCGGACATTGCCTTTCAACGGCACGGCGACACGATACCATCGGCATCGCCGATACCGTCAAGCAGAATCTACAGGTGGTGTGACACTTTACGGCACCGCTGCGCCGAGCGGGAGTGTGGCACCGCCCCGTTGAGCCGCTTCCAGCGCTTGCGTTTGAAGATCCCCGGGATCGGTTCGATCTCCTGGGGCTCGGCGGCCAGGAGGGCGGCCAGGAGCTCGGCCTCGTGGGGGTCCTCCGGGACGACCAGGTCGTGCGAGGGCACCACCCCGTAGAGCTCCGGGTCCCGCTTCCTGGGCTCCGGGAAGAAGCCGAACACCCCCTTGCAGTAGCGCCAGGTGTAGGTGCCCGACGCCTTGATCTTCCGGGGCGGCGGCGTCGGGTACGGCTCAGGCTCCGGCGGCGCCGCCGGCCTGTCCGGCAGCGGCGCCCACACCGTGTAGGCGTCCAGCTGGCGGAGCGCCTGCAAGGCCCGAGACTGCAGGGAGGGCTGCGGCTGGGGCGCCGGGGCGTCGCGCCACTCCAGGTGCAGTTGCGCGCACCGGGTCTCGCCCGGCACCGGCGCGTGCGGGCACGGCGCGTACCGGGGAGCGATCGGCGGCCCGATCTGCACGGCCATCTCGCAGAAGACGGGCTCGGTCGTTGCCGCCTCCAGGCGGGCGACGATGGTGGCCCTGGGGTAGAGGCTCGCCCAGTAGGCGGCGATCTCCTTGTCGTTCGCCTGCAGCGCGAGCGGGACGTTCCACCACTGCGCCGCCGGCCGCTTCCGCCAGGGCATCCCTACATCACTTCTTCCCCGACGACCCCACGATGACCTCTCGCCGCCCCGCCGGCACCGGGGGTGGGGGGGGTGGGGGTGGGGGCGGCGGCGCGGGCGGCGGCGCGACCTTCTTCGGCGCGTGCTTCGCGGCCTCCGGCGGCCCGACGCGGTACTCGCCGCACCACTCGGAGGCCACCAGGCGGGGCCAGCGCGGCGGGCGCGCGAGATCGTAGATGCCGGGCGGCGAGGCGGGCGGCGCGGTGCGCCGGCACTCGCCGACCGCCTCGCCAGCGAGCTCGACCTCGGCCGGCAGGCTGAGACTCAGGTTGTTGAAGTAGACGCAATCAAGGCAGGGCATAGCTCACCGATCCCTGTCGCGCGGCTTGCGCGACGGCGCGGGCACCTCGTCCTCGTGCAGGGCCTGGGCGATGGCCAGCAGGCCGGTGCGGATGTGGACGGCGGCTTCACGGATCGCCTGGGCGAGCTCGCGATCCCCGGGACCGTCGACCAGCAGGCCCTCCGTCGCGCTGGCCAGCCGTTCCAACGCCTCTTCGATGCGCGGCATCACTCGACTCCCTTCTCGGGCGCCAGCAGCTTCACGCCGACCACCGGCATGCCCGTCGCATCGGCGACGAGGCGCAAGATGGCCGGGGTGACCGTCTCGTCGTAATACGAGACGTCGGTGCGCGGCCACGACGGCGACGGCTCGCGGTCCCACTCCACGCGGATGTGCCCGAGCGTGTCGAGGTAGACGTTGCAGGAATTGCCGGACGGCAGGACGAACGAGCCCAGGTCGCGGCCCGATCCCCGCGCGCCGTAGTCGCAGTTGTCGTGCATCGGACAGCGGCCCATCTCACGCCCCCTTCTGCTGGCCCATCTCCTCGAACTCCCCTTCCATGCGCGCGGGTGAACTCCCGGCGTTCATGGGGTTCTGGTTCGGACGTCCGGGAGCGCCACGACCTGGCGGAGCGCCGGGACGCTGAGGCGTGCCCCCGCCCCCACCCTGGGCCTGCTGCATGGCCATCATCTGCTCGGCCGAGAGCTGGTCGTGCATGGCCTTGTGGCGCTCGGCCAGCATCTGCACCAGCGGGGGCAGGGTCTGGCTGTACTGGCCCTTCAGGAACCGGCCGTGCTCGCGGCTGTGAATGCCGTGATCGTCGACGCTCGGGCGCACGCGCGGGAGCTGCACGCCCAGGCCGGCGAAGACCTGCACGATCGACTCGTAGTCGAGCATCTGCAGCTCGGCCAGCTCGTCGGGCGCCGCCTGCTGCATCCGCGGGTCCTGGGCGAGCGCCGCGAAGGCCTCGTCCTCCATGACGGCGTTCTTGGCGTCGAGCGCGAAGGTCTCGACGAACTTCGTGCGCCCGTAGATCTCCAGGATCTTGAAGCGCTGCTCGGGATCGAGGGGCTGCACGATGCCGAGCGACACCAGCTGCTCGATCTCCGCGCGCTCGGCCATGTTCGTCCTCGGCATGGCGCTGCCCGCCTCCGGGACGACGTTGACGTGCCCCTCCAGGTCGGCGCCGAGGAACTTCTCGACCTCCCACTGCCCGTCGCGCCCCATGATCTGCAGCAGCCGGGGCTCGGTGACGTACTCCCGGAAGATGTCGACGGCCTGGGCCCCCCAGGCGGCCCAGGCGCTCTCCCACGTGATGAACAGCGGGGCGAAGCGGCTCTGGCCGCGTTCGTTCAGGATCTGCAGCGCGATGCCGGCGGACACGCCCTCCGGCCGCGAGCCCTTGATCACGTCGAACGTCGCCGCGAGCTCTTCGAGGTCCTGGTCGATCTTCTCTAGATAGGAGACGAAGCTGCCGTTGATCGGCTGGCCGGCGACCCGCTCGGGCTTCGCCGGCACCAGGGGCGAGTACCGGATCACCTGGCCCGGATGCCCGGTGAGCGTCACCACGTTGGCGCCCTCGGGCAGCAGCCAGACGGCATTGCCCATCGACATGCCGGCGAGCTCGATGATCGACTCCCACCGATTGCGCTGCGCTTGCTTGAGGGCGACGTCATCGGCGACGGTCTTGCTCCAGCCACTGCCCGGGACGAGCTGCTGCGGGAACCACGTGAACGGCAGGAACGGCTGCCCGCGCGAGTCGTGATACGGCAGCGGCCCGGCGTGCGCGAGCTGGTGATTCTTGCCGAGGGTGATCGCGAGCAGCCCCTCGGGATACTCCTTGGTCGGCAGCTGCCAGAACCACGTCTCGGTGATCTTCTTGGCCAGGCCCACCACGCCGTCGGGCTTGCGGGCGCTCTCGCCGAGGTGCGCGCCGAGGGTGGCCAGCGACTCCTGATAGAAGGCCTCCTGCACGGAGCCCAGCGAGTCGGGCTGCAGGCGCTCGGCGAGCTCGGGCCACCGTTCCTTGGCATGATCCAACGGCATCGACTTCTCGCGCAGACACTCGCGCTGTTTCGTCCAGTCGGCGATCGACGGATCGCTGAACATCTCGAAGCACGACACCACGTCGGTGTACATCCGCCCGATCGGCACCTGCTGGCCGAGCGGCTGGCCGTCCGGCCCCACGGCGGCCTCGGTGGGCGCCCCGCACGCCGCACACTGCCCGCCCGGCGTCGGCGGCTGCTGCAAGGCACACGCCGGACAGGCCTGATCGGGGATCAGGCGCGTGCCCCAGCGCGGATCGGGATCGTAGCCCGTCTCGACCCAGGCATCGCCGGTGTGCCCCACCCACTGCGCGAGGTACTGCCGCTGCATGCGCAGGCCGACCTCGCTCTCGATCACCTCGATCACGCGGCCGGCCACCCGCGCGGCGGCCCGATCATCGGTGTCGTCGGTCGCCGGCAGGAAGTTCAGGCGCGGCTCGATGCGCGCGAACACGCTGATCACCGCGGCCATGGTCGAGGCGTAGCGGTTGGTCACCGGCATCGGCACGGTGGGCGGCAGGACCACGTCGCGATAGCGCGCCTGGCCGCGGTCCCAGCGAATCCACTGCCGCCCGCGCAGGAACAGGAGGTTGCGGTAGGCCGGACGCAGGCGATTGCTCCGCCCGTGGCTCCACTCCTCGCGCTTGCGCGTGATCAGGTCGACGATGGCCCCGGGGTCGTAGCGGGTCTCCGGCGGCCTCGGCGGGCCGGGCGGCGCGCCCATCGGGGCGGCCGGCATCCCGGGCGGCGCCATCGCGGACGGCGCGCCCCCCAGGGCGGCCCCGAGCTGGTCTTCACGCATCGCCATGGCTTACTCTCCTGCGTTCGCGAACTCGGCGGTCTGGGCCAGGCGCTCCAGCACGTGCGCCTCGCGATCGCGCTGCTCGCTGGGCGTCGGGACGGTGACCGGGCCGTGCCCCTGCTGCGCCAGGAGGCGATCGACGGCGAACTCCGCCCGCTGCCGTTCGTGCACGAACTGTTCGCGCCAGAAGGCGATCTCCTCGCGGAGATGCGCAATGAACGGATCACGCTCCTCGCGACGCTCGTCTCGACGCTCGCGGCGCCCCCACCAGGTCATGCCGCCGCCCCCACCAGGTCGACAGCCCCGCCGTCGCCGCGCGTGCCCCCGCCGCGCATCCGCCGCGGCCGCCGCGGGGCGGACGGCCGCGGCGGGCGGCAGATCGCCACCGGCCCCGTGGCGCCCGGCGGCCCCGCGACGGCGCGCCGCGGGGGGCCAGGCTCGACGGTCGGCGTGCCCGGCGGCCCCGCGCTCCGCTGGCGACGCGCGCTCATCGCCAGAAGTCTCCGCGCATCCCGATCGTTTCGGGTGGAGTGTCCGCCGCCGTCGACAGCCGGTGGAGGTCGTAGGCCAGGCGCAGGGCGCCGCGATCGAGGGGCGGGGCCTTCCGCTCGGCGCGCGTGGCGAGCAGGGCGAGCTCGAAGGCGGCGCGGGCGTCGAGCTCGGGATCCCCGCTCGTCGCCAGGGGCGCGGGCGGGGCCGGCCGCAGGCGCAGCTGGAACAGATCGACGACGGCGTCGAGGAGGTCGTCGTGCTCGCTCTCCTTGTACGTCCGGAACCGACTGGCCTCTTCGAGGAAGTCGTCGAGCGCGGGACACTCCGTCGACACCCGGAGATTGCCGTGCTCCCAATGCGGTTGCAGGGCGCGGATCCGGATGTTCTTCTTCTGCCGGGTATCGCGTTCGAGTTTGGTGATGGGCAATTGATACCCGCGGCGCTCGCCTTCCTGGATGAGCAGCCGCCGGTAGATTTGCGCGAACCCGACCGCTTCGAAGCCGATCACCCGCACCCCGGGGATCGCGTCATAGGCGTCATAGATTTCGCGCAGGGTGCGATCCTCCGCCCAGCGCCCGCGGCGCAGGTCGAGGAGCCAGAGGACGCCGTTGCGATCGAACCCCCCCGTCGCGATGGCGGTGTAATCGGCCCAGGCCTTCGTGCTGATCGCGGGGTCGATGGTCATGGCGATCCAGAGCTGTTCGAGGCCGCCGGTCTCACTCTCGATCTGGGCGCGCGACTTGAGATAGGGCAGGATCTTGGCGCGGGCGAACACCGCGGTCGAGGCGTCCTCGGGATTGAGGAGCATCTGGGCGGCGAACACCTCGGCCCCCATCTCCGTGCGGAGCTCGGTCAGCCGCTCCAAACTGAAGCGCTCGGGAAACGTGGGCACCGTGCGGGCATCGGGCACGCTGGGCACGGTGCCGTCGGGGTTCTCCCAGCAGGCGATCTTGTAGACGCCCAGGCGCAGCCCCTCCTTCTGCTTCTGCTCCTGCAGATAGCTGTAGAGATCGGCGGTGGCCCAGGTGGTGCCGACGAGATCGAGGGTGGCGTGCGGTTCGAGCAGGGCGAGGGACTTGCGATACCAGTCCTTGACGCCTTCCAGGCCGTCGATGGTCTCGGAATTCTCCTTGCCCACCAAATCGTCAAACGTGCCGTGATCGTAGTGCTTACTGGTGAGCTCCCCCGTGATCCCAATCGCTTCGACACTGCATTCCCGGCGCGGCCGCCGCTTGATGGTCAACGCCGTCTTGGTCCACTTCTCCGCCTCCTTGCCGGGATCGTCATAGAGGAGATCGGGAAACGCCCAGAGGAGCTCGGGGGTTTGCAGCTTGGCCTGGATCTCCCCGAGCATGGCGGCGGCGTTGTCCTCCTTGTTACTGGCGATGAGGATGCGGATGGGCTTGGCGGGATCGCCTTTGACCCCGTCGTGGAGCAAGCGGCGGATGTTGCGGCCCACGGTGATGACCGACGTCTTGAAGTGCAGGCGCGGGCAGAGGTAGAGGTTCTTGGCGTAGGGGCTGGTATCGAGAAAGCGGCAGAGCGGCCCGTGAAAGGACGGGGTGAGATCGGTGTAGCCGAGGATGCGCTTGCAGAGGGCATAGGTATCGGTCAACGCGAGCATCCGGATGCCGGCCTTGGTGACGGCGGCGGGCGAGGACTTGCGAGCGGTCAGGGGGTCGACGGCCGATCCTCCCCCTGGAGCAGGACGGTGTCCTCGACGTCGTCGTCCTGCGCCTCCTCCGGCTCCGCGACGGGCGGCTCGGGCAGGCGTTCCACGAGGGGCACGCCGGTGGCGAGGGCGAAGGCGGCGGCGGTTTCCGGGCGGAGATCGCCGAGCATGGCGCGCAGGAGGGTGGCGGCCTCGCCGTGGCTGACCTTGTCCTGGTGCATGGTGAGGCCGAGGGTGATGTGCTTTTCCAGGTACAGGTGCGGCCGCAGGGCCTTGAGACGCACGATGGGGCCGACGACGTTCTTGGTCTGGGGATGCACGAGGACCTGTTCGAGGCGATCGGCATAGAGCTCCAGGGCATCCTCGACCTGCTGCCCGAAGCTCGGGTTGCGGGCGAGCTCGTCGAGCACCTGCGTCCTCGTGACCCCGGCGGCGCGGGCGGCGATCCAGCGACCGCCGACCTCTTCGAGCTCGGCGAGGAAGCGGGGCTGCCAGCCGTTACTCGGCACGGGCGGCCCCGATCAACCCCAAGCGTTCCGCTTCGGCGCGCACGGCCCGGCACCCGAGGCAGGTGCATTTCGGGCCATGGGCGACGACCTGGCCGGCGAGTTCCTGGGGGGCCTCGGTGAACCGAGCCCTGGCCCGGGCCTCGAAGCGGAGGGCGTTGAGGTCCTCCTCCAGCTGGCGCACGCGCCGTTCGGCGGCGGCGAGGCTCACCTTGAGGCGATCGCAGACCTGACAGGGCGGCAGCACGGCCCCCAACGCGACCGCGGGCCGCGTCACGGTGGCCCGGGCCTCCTGGGCGAGGACTCGGAGGGCGGCCTTGGCCTGGGCGGGTTCCGCCTCGTCCTTGGAGGGCGGGGGCAGGCCGGCGCGCTTGCGCTGCCGCTGCAGGAGGCGCTGGTTGGCGAGGCAGCGGCGGCCCCAGCGCGAACTTCCGGCGCGCTCCTCCTCATGGCACTTATTGCAGAGCCGGACGGGGGGCTGCATGGCCGGACTGTCGCACGCCCCCATCGGCGAATGCAATCTCTGCGATCGGGACCGATCGGCGCGGGCGGCTGTGCCCCGCCTCCCCCTGCCTCTCAGATGGTCAGCGCCTGGGGTCCGGGGCCGCTTGCCCCCCTGCCCCGGGCCGGGGTAGACTCCTCGCGGCCGGGCCTCACTCCCCCGGTGCTCGTGACCTCCTCGTCTCTCCCGGCCGCCCAGGTCCCCCCCTGGCGGCCGGTCCCCTTTCCCCCCGCCGCCCAGGGCGGGGACCTCGGCGACGCCGTGGTGGCTGCCGCCACGCTGATCAAGGAAGGGCTGATGGCCGTGGCCGACGCCGTGGCCGAGCTGGGCGAGGACCACTACGGGCTCCACGGGCCGGCGGCCCGCAAGCCCAAGCCGAAGGACCGCGACCGGTAAAGGCGGTTCTACGCGCTCCCGGGTGGCCTATCGGGATGAACTTCAGCACGTAAGTGGCTTATTTCATTGACGTATTCTGAGCTATCGGAGAGCATCTATATGTCGCCGGCCTATCCATAGACGCTCTCCGATACCACGTCCTCCCTAACGGCTCTAACGGGGGGTCTCGAGTGTGAATCCGAACGGGATTCGCTGTCCGGCGCACCGGGAAATCCGACGAACCTAGAAAACGCCAGGGTTCCGCGGTGGGGCGCCGGTGGGAGAAAGGACGGAATAGCGGGGGGTGTTACCCGGCACCGGTTCCACCGGTTCCGGAAATGGAAGGGGGCCGGATCGCTCCGACCCCCTTGTGCTGCTTCCCAACCACGCCATACCTCACCAGACCAAGCCGTGCCGTGCCTGACCAAACCGGACCAAGCCGAGCCACACCACACCCCGCCTCGCCTCACCGTGTCACTTCCACTACCCAGGGGAGGGCGTCGACCGCTGGCGAAGCCGATGCTCGCACGGTGCGGAGCTGAAGGGAAAGGGGAATTTGTAACGAAATTGGTAACTACCGACGAGCCTGCTCTGGTGTCACCGTAACGCGGCGCGGGCTCGCCCCCCGCTCCTGTCGACAGCGCGTCCCCGCCGGCCGCGGCTGACACCCTGCTCCTGGCAGCACAGTCCCCGGGGTCCCGTCGACTGGCCGCCCTCCTGACCGCTTCGGTTTCTCTCACCCGCCCTGCGGGTGCCCCACGCTGTGCCTTGTCCTCCTCCCTGACGTGCTCTGGACCCCAGAGAGATACAGCCCCGTGCGACACGTGCGACGTCTCCTCTCCCCACCGGGCGGATAGAGCGCTGAGCTCGGCGTGCGACACTACTGCAGAGCTCGGCTAGGTTTTCTGAGATGTATCCGGAGCGCAGGGAGGCTCATGCACGCGCCACTCGGAAGGAGGTACGGACCTCGATCGGTCCGATCGGGATTGCCTACCCGGCCATCGGCCGTGCCTATACGGTGACGAGAGGTCAGTCCGATCGTTGTATCGGCGTTCAGTGGCGCGGCTGAAAGCCTCCTGGCCCCTGAAACTGCCCGGGATCTACCGCTGGTAGACGCCGCCAGCGCGCACACTACAGGGTGTGCTAAACCCTTGACATAATAGCGATTATCAGCTGTAGCGGCCGCTAGCCCCCTCTTTTCAGGTACTTGCGCTGCAGTGGTCGCACGCGCCGGTGTCGTCGCGTTGCACCCTGCGACCAGGCGCCGCACGCTGGCGGCCGCCCGCGGCGGCTTTCCTGGCCAGGGTTCAGTCGCGGCGGCCGCGACACCGGCAAGCACCTTCTGCACCTTCTCGCGGCGCTCGCCGCTCCGGACGTCGCACGGCGGATCGTCCGGACAGCTCCGGTGCCGTGCCTGCCGTGCGACACCAGGAGGCTCGTACAGGCGTCCTATGAGCCTTCAGAGAGCGCACCATGGGGGGCAGCCGCAGAGCGGCTGAATTGGGGCGCCGCGGCGCGCTGGCGAGCCGTCTGCTTTCGCCCCCCGGCGCGTCGTCGCACCGTCGGTAGTCGCACGGGCAGCGCGGCGCCAGGCGTGCGACCAGGCCGAGGCGCGTCCCAGGGAGTGCGTCGCAACCTATTGATCTTGCGCGAAACATGCTCCGCGTTCCAAAGGTGTCGTCATCGGCCCTGAAACGCTGTTACTGCCTGCGTTTCCAACGCGTTACGCGACACCGTGCGACGTCCCCTGGTCGCACGGCTGGTCGCACGATCGTCACCTGAGATGATCCCGCGCGTGCGACGTAACCCCGCGTCACGACAGGCCAAAAAAATTCAGTTGACCTGATCCCAAGCGTTTCGGGTAGTGTGAGGGGTAGCACGGTATGGGACCGTGCGACGCAGGAGAGGCGCCGGCCAGAGCGGCCGGCCAGGAGGATCGATCAATGGCGCACCGACTCAGTATCCGCAACGGCAAGGTAGAGATGGCCTACACCGGGCAGACCCCGTGGCATGGCCTCGGCGAGAAGGTCGACCACTTCCAGACGGTCGCGGAGGCCTTCGCGCGCACCCTGCCGTGGACGGTCAGCCTCCGCGAGATCAGCTACGCCGGGTACGCCGGGGGCATGATCCCCAGCAAGGCCAATACCCGGATCATCGCCCGCGACGACGACGACACCCAGCTGGGCGTCGCCACGGTGAGCTACATGCCCGTCCAGAACGCGCAGGCCGGCGAGATCGTCGAGGCCCTAGTGGCCGAAGGCGCGCAGTGTATCGAGACGATCGGCGCCCTGGACGACGGCGCCCGGTGCTTTACCCTCGTGAACCTCGACAAAACGGGATTCGAGGCCCGTCCTGGCGACACCGTCAAGCCCTACTTCGTCCTGGCCTGGGGCCACGACGGTCGCCACCCCGTGGCCGGCGACCTGACCACGGTCCGCGTGGTCTGCCACAACACGCTCACGGCCGCGGGGTTCGGCGATAGCGGCGCCTGGCGCAAGCCCATCCACTTCAAGCACACCGCCAGCGCGAAGCTCCGCCTCGACGAAGCGCGCGAGGCCCTCAAGCTCGCCCGCAAGGCCCTGGCCACGACCCGCGAGCAGTACAGCACCCTCGCGGCCGCCCGGATCGCCCCGCAGGCCGCCCTCGACTACTTCGGCCAGGCCTTCCAGGCTCCCGTCCAGGGCACGTCGCTGCAGTTCACCGGCGACAGCCGGATCACGCTGATCGCCCCGAAGGACGCCGACCAGAAGGTCGTCGAGGCCATCGACAAGTGGGAGGCCGTCCAGCGTCGCCTGGTCAGCCTCTACGCGGGCGAGGGCAAGGGCGCCAACATCGCCGGCCCCACGGCCTGGGGCGCCTACAACGCCATCACGGAGTACCTCGACCACGTCTACCCCGTCACCAGCAACGGCACGGTGTCCACGGTGCGCCAACAGTCGGTGCTCTTCGGCACGTACGCCGACGTCCGGACGTCCGCGTACGACGCGGCCCTGGCCCTGGTCTAGCCCCGCGCAGAGAGCTCCCGGCGCCCCGCGGCGCCTGGAGTAATGCGGCGGCCTGGTCTCAAGCCCAGGCAGGCCGCTAGACCAATCGCAGATGCCAGGCAGCGTGCCTGGCCAGGAGGGGAGCGAGATGATCGAGTGCACCGTCAAGGGCAACAGGTTCCAGGCCGCCAGGGCGGCCGCCGA